TTCATTGAACTCATTGCGTGAGTTATTTTATAATGAGAATAATTTAATTCGTATCATTGAAAAACCTGAAGAATTAAACTTTGATGGTCTTTGTGTTGGTATGGTTCCTTGGATTGCTAAAGATAATGAAACCGAATGTTTAAATTTTATACAATCATGTAGTTGTCCGATTGTAGTTGGACATTTTGAGATAAAAGGATTTCAAGTTATAAATGGCGTTGTGCATCCGCATGGAATAACAGAAAAAGAATTTAATAGATTTGAAATGGTTCTATCTGGTCATTTTCATATGAAGCAAGAAGGTAGAAATATTCATTATCTTGGTACTCAATATCAATTGAATTTTGGCGATGTAAATTGTGTAAAGGGATTTCATGTTTTGGATACAGATACAAGGGAATTAACATTTATTGAAAATCCAAACAAGATATTTTATACGATAAAATACGACGATACTACACAAGAAACACAACAATTGTTATCAGAAGATCCTTCTAAATTCAAAAATTGTTTTATGAAAATAATTGTATCTAATAAAACAAAACCTTTTGTATTTGACAAATTTATTGATTCTCTGTATACTGTTCCTGTACAAGAAATATCAATAATAGAAGATTATCAAGAAAAACTCATTGAGAGTGATATTGATGTTGCACAAGATACCTTGAGTATAATTAACAACGAAATTGATTTACTTGAGGGAATTGAAAATAAAAGTAAATTGAAAGTTTTACTAAAAGATTTATATATGGAGAGCTTAACACTATGAATACAAATGAAATGCCATCAAACGAAAATAGACCAAAAATTTTTGACCCATCCATTTATTTGCCCGGAAACGATGATATGGTTCCTGAGTATGATGAATATGGTTTTCCGGCAAGAAAATCTCACAGTTATTATGTTTCTGCATATATTTCAAAAGAAAATAAATTTGCAATAAAGAGTAAATTTATTCAACCAAAAGTTTATGTAGGAAAATCAAAAATTAGTGGATTAGGTGTGTTTGCATCTGAGGACATCAAATCTGGAGATGTTATTGAGGAATGTCCGGTTGTTTTGACAGATACTACTTTTACGCAAAGCAAAGATTGGGTATTGAATCGATATGCTTTTGCTTGGGGATGTGGTTGTTCTATATGTGAAAAGAATGGTTCGACCATGGCATTAGTTCTAGGAAATGGAATGGTGTATAATCATTCCGAACAACCAAATGCATATTGGACACAAGATACTGCTTTGAAATACTATTCACTTCATGCGCTAACTGATATCAAACAAAACGAAGAAATTGTATGGTACTATGGTGCAGGATATTCTATGCGACTTAAGATGGAATCTAAGATGACATTTGAACGGGGTACTCCTGAAGGATGGCCACCAAGTGGTAAGAATTTGAGAGATTCAGTCAAAGAAGCTTCTTTAGGAGAAAAGAAGAATGAACCAATAGAATTAGTGAAAGAAGAAATACAAGAACCCACACCAATCGAAGAAAAAACAGCTGAAGATTTACTTTTCCGTTCTATGGTAGTGCCTGAGAAAATTCTAAATGATAAAGTTCAATAAGGTACGGTTTAAAAATTTTGGATCGTTTGGTAATACTTTTACTGAACTGATTCTTGATAAAAATCCAACCACTCTTATTTGTGGTAATAATGGTAGCGGAAAATCATTTGCTTTTCTGGATTCTATTACATTTGCTTTATTTGGTAAACCCTTTAGAAAGATTAATATTCCTCAACTAGTAAATTCTGTAAACGATAAGAATTGTCTAGTTGAAATTGAATTTACTAAAGGTTCTGATGAATATTTAATTCGCCGAGGATTAAATCCAAAGTTATTTGAAATTCATAAGAACAATATTCTTATTAATCAGGATGCAAAAAGTCTTGATTATCAAGAAGTTCTTGAAGATCAAATTATAAAGATGAACTATAAGACATTTACTCAAGTTGTAATATTGGGTAGTTCGTCATTTGTTCCCTTTATGCAATTGTCAGCATCAGATCGCCGTTCTGTAATTGAAAATATCCTTGATATTAATGTTTTTAGTACAATGAATATTTTACTTAAGGGTAAAATTCTACAGATAAAAGAAACTCTTCGTGATATCTCAACAAAGACAGATTTAGAAAAACAAAAAATTGTTCTGCAACAACAGTATGTTACTAGTATGGAAAATAAAAGTAACGAAGATATTAAACTTGTTCAGGACAAAGTAAATAATATTTCTATAGACATACAAACATTACGAAGTGAAATTTTGAATTTAGAAAATGGAGTAACTGAACTAGTTAAACAAATTGCAGACCAGTCTTCATCTAATAAATCACTAACTGAACTTGAAAAATTAAAAACAAAAATACATATAAATCTTAAGAATATACAAAAAGATATTTCATTCTTTGAAGAAAATGTTTCTTGTCCGTCATGTAATCAGACTATAGATTCTGAAACAAAGAAAACAGAAGTATCTAAAAGAAATGAAAAGAAGTCAGAATATGAAAAAGCAATAGTTAGTTTGAATACTAATATCGATAATGTATCTAATAGATTATCTGAAATTTCAAAAGTAACTAAAGAAATACAAGATAGAAATTTAGAAATTGTACAAAAAAAGACATCTATTACAAATGCCGAAAAGTATCTTTCGACATTTAATAAAGAATTATCTGATATGGCAACTTCTACCAGCCATTTGGATTCTCAAAAGGAAAAATTAAATCAATATCAGTCTTCTCTTTCTGTATTTGAAAAAGAAAAAGAAGAAAATAAAGAAGAACTTTTATATCATGAACATGCACATGTGTTATTAAAAGATTCTGGAGTTAAAGCAAAAATTATTAAGTACTATTTGCCATTTATGAATAAGTACATTAATAAATTTTTATCATCTATGGACTTTTTTGCACAATTTACTCTTGATGAAGATTTTAATGAAAAGATCAAGAGTAGACACAGAGATGAATTTAGTTATATGAATTTTAGTGAAGGAGAAAAGATGAGAATTGATTTGGCATTATTATTGGCCTGGAGAGAAATTGCCAGAACTAAGAATAGTGTAAACTGCAATATTTTAATTCTCGATGAAGTATTTGATTCTTCTCTTGATGCGTTGGGTATGGATGAACTAATGAAGTTATTGAATGCTGTAAGTGATAAATCTAATATTTTCGTAATTAGTCACAAATCAGATCAATTAGTCGATAAGTTTCAACATGTTATTGGTTTTGAAAAGAAAAATAATTTTAGTAAACTTACATGAACGACGAAATAAATCCAAAACCTGTTATAGAAAAACATGAACAGTTTTATGTGGTTCGTGATGATTTGATTGAAGGTGGTTCTAAAACTAGATTTATTCAGAATCTAATTAAAACTTCACCACAGAATGAAATGGTATACGGTTCATCGCCTGCAACTGGATATGCCCAAATTGCATTAGCGAGAGTATGCCAGCATTTAAATAAAAAATGTATTCTATTCATGGCAAAAAGAAAACCGGAGAATCTTCATCCTTACCAGTTGAAATCAATGAATTATGGTGCTACAATACACGGAGTAGACAATGGTATGCTTAGTGTAACCCAAAAAAGATCAAGAGACTATGTTGCTTCTGACACCGACAATAGAAAACTATTCCCTATTGGATTTGATTGTCCTGAAGTAATATCTGAAATTTGCAAATTAGCAAAGACCTTACCAATCCAACCAAAAGAGGTATGGACGGTCGGATCTAGTGGTACTCTTACTAGAGGGTTGCAATTAGCATGGCCAGAAGCAGAATTTAATTGTGTTTCTGTGGGTCATAAAATGGGACAGAGGGAATTGGGTAGAGCAAAAATGTACAAATGTGACATTCCTTTCTTCAATGCAGTCGATCCTGCTGATGCTCCTCCCTTTCCCTCTGTACCAACGTATGATGCAAAAGCATGGAAATTTATGAAAGAACACGCATCCCCTAATGCTCTATTTTGGAATGTTGGCGCATGAAGCATTTTTACGAAAGAAACGACTATCTTTTAAATCATAAAATTAATGTTTTCTTTGAAGACATTGTTTCTATGAACGATTCTGAATTCGAAGAATGGGTAAAAGATATGCGTAAAGTAGTTCTTGAGTCATGGGATACTAATAATTGCCCACCAAGAACAGGCAAAAATGAAGTTGATATCATAGAGGAGTTTAATAAACTCACCGGATATCCTGTACATACTTTTGAATTTGTAGATGAATTAACAGGCGAGAAAGATGTGATTATTAATAAATCTCGTTTAGGTGCAGAAGCAGATCAATGGTTTTCTAATATGTACAAGACTAGAATAAACTACAGTGAAAACGATACTGGTTATTCTATTTACGATTTATTTGCAAATGATAAGTATTTAACAAAAATGATAAAGGGTGCTCGTCGGCATATTCGCCGTGACTCTCTTTATACTTTTGCTTGCTCTGCAATAAAGAACGATAGTAAATATGCTATTATTTCTGTTGGTAGTGGTGAGGAATGGTTAGAAGCATATTTTAATAATCCCTCAATTTTCAAAGATCATGATTTTATTTTAGATCAACATGATGATGAAGATGGCATGAATACGGGTTATTATCAAATAGAACAATCAAAAATACTTTCACTGACTAAACAGCAATTTCTAAATTGGAAATCCAAATTATTATATCGGCACTATTCGACTTTCGATACAGAGAATATTCCCGATGACAAGATTTTTAGAATTAGAGTATATCAAAGGGGATATAAAGTATTTCCTAAATGTTTTCCTAGTTTTAGAATAGGTTATATTCAACCCGCAGTTAATTTTCCGCCGTTAACGGCAAGATATCTTTATGAAAAATTTACAGAACCCTTTTATAGACAAAATCAAATTAATATTTATGACCCTTCTTCTGGTTGGGGCGGCCGCCTACTTGGCTCAATGTCTGTTAGTGATACTAGAAATATTCACTATGTCGGGACTGATCCTAACTTGGATAATTTCCCTGCTAGTCTTGGGGTTGGGGGTAATTACGCTGATCTTGCTAATTTCTATAACAATAGAACTTATAGAGGAAACACGTTTTTCTCGACCACAAATACTTACGAAATTTTTAAACATGGTTCGGAAACAATAAAAGACGATGTTGAGTTTCAGAAGTATAAAGGAACTATTGATTTAGTTTTTACTTCTCCTTCGTACTTTAATAGAGAAGCTTATTCTGAAAATGAAAATCAATCTTATAAAAAGTTTGATAATTATGATTCTTGGCGAGATGGATTTCTTCGCCCAACACTAGAAACTTGTGTTGAATATTTAAAAAATAATAGATATCTTTTATGGAATATTGCCGATATTAAAATCTCAGGTAACTATTTGCCATTAGAAAAGGACTCAAAAGATATATTAGAGAGTCTTGGAATGAAATATATTCAAACATTAAAAATGGCAATGGAAGGTATGCCTGGGCAGAATCGGTTAGACGAAGATGGCAAACCAAAATGTAAAAACTTTTGTAAAGTGAATGGAAATTATTTGAAATACGAACCAGTTTTTGTATACTATAAGTCATGAAATCGCAAACAGAAGATATATTCTACGGCAAGCAACCAAATTGGAAGCACTGGAAACCTGAAGATTTTAAAGATGAAGAACGTGTATATTGGTCTATTGCTTTGGCAGTGAATTGGTATAATACTAAGTTCACAGATAAAGACTATAAAAATAGTGTACTAGAATACATGAAAAAATTTAAAATTGAAGGATTGGAATATATTTCTAAAGTTCCAACTGACAATTTTACTTTTCGAAGCATTGGTAGTAGATGTGAAGCCGCTTTATGTCATTGTATTCTTCCTATAAAAGTAAAAAATAATATTGATGTAGGAATTGCTACCCTTATTACAATTGGCAAAAATATTCAGGATACAAATACGCCAGGCGTTCCAGTAAGAGAACGAGTACGTCAACAATCATATGAACTTGGTGCATTTTTAGAACAAAAGATCGATGAATATGAGTATTATATTCGTGGTAAAATGTCAAATTATAAGACATTTGATATTGAATCTTGGTTAACTGAAATTACCCCAAGTGCAATGCATTGTGAATTTTTAATTGAATGCTTTAAGCGTGGTTTGGATGAATTTACCTTGGTCGTTGAGGGTAAAGATGCCCAACTAAAAGAAGCATATTCGTTTTTAAATAAGAAACAAGCACAGAAGATGCATGACTTCTATAAGTCTATATGTGATAATTTGGCAGTTAGAATTATAATAGCAAAAAGTAATAGAAAACCAAGAAAGAAGAGAAAGAAGAAGCCTGAGCAAGTAATCAAAAAACTCAAGTATCTAATCAAAGATACTTCAAGTGGAATTGAATCTATATTGCCAGAATCTATTGTTAGTTGTTCTACTCTTATCACTTTTAATGTGAAAACCGGTAAGGCTTGTATTTTCAAATCAGATGAAACTGGTGCTGGCATTAGCGTTAAAGGATCAACTCTTGTTGGATTTTCTTCTGAATCGGTTGAAAAGAAGATAAAAAATCCAATTGAATTTATGACTAAGGCAAAAACTGAGGGGATTCGTAGTATAAATAATTACTGGAAGACACAGAAGACTAAAGATTCTAGTCCTACTGGTAGAATTAATACACATACTCTTTTGCTCAGAACGCTAAAATGAACAAAACAGATAATTTAAAATTCTTAGGAGTTTATAAAAAATATGATCCTAATGGCAAAATCATCAAGTATACTATTGGTAATACTGTTGATTTTGATGGCAATTATTATGCCGCAACAAAGATTATTATAGGAGTAAATCCTTTATCAAAAGATAGCGGATGGGAACGAGTTGGTGATATTAATCCTAATAGATTTTTTAATCAAACTGATGAACCTATTACTAAAACTGTCGGAGATCGCTGGCTTAATCCAGATACAGGCAGAACTTATACATTAATACGGGATACCAATGGTCTACTTTGGGTAGAATTTTAATTGACTTTATTTTTTACGTTGGTATACTTGTAATATGATCCTTTTAGATAATAATCAAATAATTCTAGCAAATCTTTTTCATAGCGTAAAAGATAATTCAATCATTAG